GGTTCGTTCGTGCGCCCGCGAAATTCTCGACGGGGGGCCGCGCGCCCGGACCCGCCGAACGGCCCCTGGACGCAACAGGCTTGCGCCAGAAAGGACTTTCCGACGTGGACGACCTGTCGACCCCGACCAGAATTGAGGACCTCAGACCCGACCCTGAGAACCGCCGACGTCACACGACCCGGAATCGGTCGATGATCGCGGACTCGCTCCGGACGGTCGGGGCGGCGAGGTCCATCGTCATCGACGAGACGAACGAGGTCATCGCCGGGAACGGCGTCGTCGAAGCGGCCCCGGAGGCGGGACTGTCGAAGGTCCAGATCGTCGAGGCGGACGGAAACACGATCATCGCCGTCCGTCGTCGCGGGTTGACCCCGGACCAGAAACGCGCGCTCGCGTTGTTCGACAACCGGACGTCGGAACTGTCGGAATGGAATCCCGAACAACTGAAACTCGACGCCGCGGCGGGACTCGACCTGCAACCGTTTTTCTTTGACGCGGAACTGGCGGCGATTCTCTCGGCGACCGACCCGATCGCGACGGACTTTGTTCCGTCGACCTCCGCATACAAGGGCATGAAAATGTTCGCCGTCATCGTGACCGCGGAGCAATACACGACCATCGTCGAGACGTTGAAACGACTCGTCGCGGAGGGACACGACGCGGGCGCGAGTTCGCAACCGATGGCGAACGCGCTCGTCTGGGTCCTCACGACATACGTGCCCGCACCGGTCACGCCATGACGGCCCGCCCTGTCCAGTTGTGGTCGTGCGGCGGCGGGCGACAATCCGCGGGCATCGCGGCGTATATCGTCGAGGGTCGATTGCCGAAACCGGACCATGTTTGCATGGTCGCGCTCGAATGGGAACTCCGCACGGTCTGGCCGTACATCAACCGCTACATTCGACCCGCGCTCGCCGACCTCGACATCCCGTTTACCGCGATTCCGCGCGCGAAGTACGCGACCGTCGATTTCTGGGGCGGCGCAGACGACGACTCCGTTCTGTTGCCGATGTTCACGAATCAATCTGGTCAGCCCTCGAAACTGCCGGAATTCTGTTCCGGGGAATGGAAACGGAACGTCGTTCGTCGATGGGCGGCAGAGCAGGGCGACTGGAAAACGCGCGGCGTGCAGGGTTGGGTCGGCATCAGTGCGGACGAACGCGACCGTCGACGGCGTCCGCTCCGGAAATGGTTTCAGCCGGTTTATCCGCTACTCGATTGGCATCGCGCGACCGTGCACGAATGCCTGACCGCAGTCGCGCGCGCGGGCTGGCCCGACCCGCCGCGGAGCCGTTGTCATCATTGTCCGAATCAATCCGACCGGGAATGGAGCGAACTGACCGCGGAGGAATTCGAGCACGCGTGCCGAACGGAGGACGCGATCCGCAGGGTCGACCCGCACGCGTTCATGCATAAGAGCCTGATTCCGCTCCGACTCGTTCGACTGAATGTCGAGGACGACAACGGCGGATTGTTCGGCGGATGCCGATCGGGAGCGTGTTTTTGAAATGTCGCTCCGACTACAGCAGGAAGCGGAGGACGTCTTTTCGCGACTCGTCGTGGACGCGCCGAGTTCGAGAGATGACGTCCGCCGTGTGATGGCGGGTCGACGACTCGAACTGCTACGCGCGAATCGCGGCAAACTGAAACGCCTCGAGGCGCGCGCGCTCCAATTGATCCGCATCGTCAAGTACGAGGAACCGATTCGACCGACCGTCGTATTCGTCGCGCCCGCGGACCGCGCGTTGTGGATGTTCTATCGCCACATACTGTCGTCCGCGCCGTTTACCGCGCGACCGTTCCGCGGTCTGTTCCTGTTCTGCATCGACGCGGTCTCCGGAGGCGTGCTCGGCATCCTCGACCTCGGGTCGGATCTGTACAACCTGGCCCCGCGCGATCGGTTCATCGGCTGGAACGCCGCGCGGAAATTCGAGGCGCTCCGACATTCGGTCAACGTCGGGACGTGCGTCGGCGTGCCGCCGTTCGGCTGGTTGACCGGCGGGAAATTCATGCTCGAAGCGATGGCGACCTCGACGATCGCGGGACAGTGGCGCGCGCGCTACGGCGACCTGTTGGCGCTCGTCGTGACGACCGCGCTCTATGGACGGTCGTCCGTGTACAACCGACTCCCGTCGTTCACGTATGTCGGCGATACGGGCGGCATCGGGAACTTTCATCTCTCGTCCGCGGACTGGTCGACGTTGAAACGGTTCCTCGACGCGAACGGGATTGCGACGCGGAAATCCGGCGCGGTCTCCGGGAAGTACTCCGCGCTCCAGAAAGCGGCGAACGTGTTGGACATCTCGCTCGACGCGATCGCGAGTCATCAGCCGCGCGGCGTGTACGTCGCGGAGTCGGGACCGGACGCGCGACCGTTTATGCGTGGCGAACGCGCCGACCTGGACGTGACGTTTCCGCGGTCCGTCTCCGACGTGTCCTCATGGTGGCTCGCGCGCTGGTGCGCGATGCGTCATCCGAAAGTCATCGACCAGATCCGGGCATGGTCGGTCGACGAACTCCGCGTCGATGGTCAGATTGACGCCTGCGCCCGGGCGATTCGGAACGAGGACGATCATGCGAGGACGGAAACCGACGCCGACCGCCGTCCGGACCCTCCGCGGGAATCCGGGGAAACGACCGCTCAATCATGAGGAACCGCGACCGCCGGACCCGCAGTTCGACACGGTCCCGCCCGAGCTCGCGGAGGACGCGACCGCGACGAAACAATGGGCGCGACTCGCGCCGATGCTGCGCGACTGCAAACAGATCACGGACGCCGATCGGGATTCGTTGATCGCGGTCTGCCTCGAATGGTCGCGGTATCTCGACGCGACCCGCCGCGTCCGCACGTCCGGCATGGTCGTCGCGTCGCCGTCTGGCTATCCGATTCAGAACCCGTACATCTCGATTGCGAAAGGCGCGCTCGCCGCGTGTTGTCGACTGTGGGCGGAACTCGGATTGACGCCGTCGAGTCGGTCGCGCGTCCGCGTCGAGGGATCAGGTCCGGGTCCGGAGGGCGACGCGTTCTCCGAATTCGACAACCCGCCCACGTTACCGGAGGGTCAACGCCCGCACTGACCCTAGACGGACATGAGATTGATTAGAGTCTTCCCGCGACGGACGAAGGCGACGCCGACCGACTCGCTCGCGCGGTTCGGTCCTCCGGGACCGACCTCGTTTGATGATGCGGACGAGGTCCATGTATCGGTCACGTTCAAACAGGACAAGCCGTTCGCGGAGTTCCTCGCCGACCAGTGGCGCGGTCGATGTGCGAACACGAAAGTCGGCGGCGTCGCGTACGACGACGCCAGTCTGGAATTCATTCCGGGTCGCTACGTCCGACCGGGATACACGATCACGTCACGCGGTTGTCCGCGTCGTTGCTGGTTCTGCGACGTTTGGCATAAGTGGCCGGAAGCGAACGCGCTCCCGATTCACGACGGATGGAACGTCCTCGACGACAACCTGTTGGCGTGTTCGGAATCGCACGTCCGCGCCGTGTTCGACATGCTCCGTCGACAACCGCGACGGGTCGAATTCTCCGGAGGTCTGGAAGCGCTATCGCTGAAGGACTATCAGGTCGACTTGTTGGCGAGTCTCCGTCCGCGGCCGACGATGTTCTGGGCATACGACCCGGGCGACGCCTTTGAAACACTGGAACAGGCCGCGCGTCGATTGCTTGCCGCGGGGTTCACACGCGAGTCGCACCGGATGCGTTGCTACGTCCTGATCGGCTATCCGCATGACTCGTTCGCGTTGGCAGAGGACCGATTGACGGACATGGTCCGGATCGGATTCACGCCCATGGCGATGCTCTGGCAGCCGACGCAGAAGGCCGCGGAAAAATGGCGACCCGCTCCAGAGTGGCGCGCGTTTCAACGTCGATGGGCGCGACCCGCCATCATTCACGCGACGACGTCCCGGCGATCGCCGCGACGAAAGGTCTGGCGACTCCACAACGAACGACTGTTTTGAACCTGGTATGCACCCGATCGACTCGTACGCCCGCGCGGTCACACGCGGACGTTATCCCGTTCCCGCGGGCAAATATCATCGCCTCGCGTGCGAACGTCATCTCCGCGATCGCGATCGGGAAGGGACGCGCGGGTTCCCGTACGAGTTCGTGCCCGACCTCGCGGACCGGTTCTATCGGTTCGCGCAAAAGCTGAAACATTACAAGGGCGAATGGGCGGGACAGTTCATCGACCTCGAACCGCATCAGCAATTCCGACTCGGGTCCGTGTTCGCGTGGCGACATCCCTCGACCGGCCTGCGACGGTTCCGGACGGTCTATAACGAAATCCCTCGCAAGAACGGGAAGTCCCTCGAGGCGGCGATCGTCGCGTTGTATCTCACGTTTTTTGATGGCGAACCGGGCGCGGAGGGCTACTGCATCGCGACCAAACGCGAGCAGGCAAAAATCGTGTTCAACGATTGCAAACAACTGGTCCTCTCGTCGGGACTCCGGTCGCGAATTATCGCGTTGACCGCGAACCTCCATCGCAAAGACACGACCTCGAAACTCGAACCCCTGGGCGCGGACCGCGACTCGACGGACGGATTGAATCCGCACTGCGTGACGATCGACGAGGCGCACGCGATGAAATCGCGCGGCATGATCGACGTGATGGAGACCGCGACCGGCGCACGGCGTCAGCCGGTCATCAACTGGATCACGACCGCGGGGAACGACCCCGTCTCGCCCTGCGGCGACCAGCATGACTACGCGTGCAAGATTCTCGACCGCGTGTTGTTCGACGAAACGTTGTTCGCCTTCATCGCGCACGCGGACGACGCGGACGACTGGACCGACGAACGGACATGGCGGAAGGCGAATCCGAATTTCGGCGTCAGCGTGAAACCCGCGGACCTCCGCGCGCTCGTGCAGAAGGCGATTCATATGCCCGCGGCCGCCGCCGCATTCAAACAGAAACGTCTCGACCTCTGGGTCAATCTCGACGCGCCGTGGTTGTCGATGGAGGGCTGGCGCGCGGGACAGCATTCGGACTGGACCCCAGAGCAGCTCGCGGGCGAGGCGTGCTACATCGGTATCGACCTGTCCTCGAAAATCGATCTGACCGCGGTCGTCGTCGCGTTTCCGCCGACCTCGACGCGGTTGGCGTGGCGACTCGTCGTGACCTGCCTGACGCCGGCCGACACGCTGGAGGAACGGTCGCATCGAGACCGCGCGCCGTATCTGGACTGGGTCGAACACGGCTTTCTGCGAACGAATCCCGGCAACCGCATCGATCAGGACGTCGTCCTCGAACTGGTCCGCGACGCGACGAGCCGGTTCAACGTGCTCCAAGTCGGCGTCGACCCGTACAACGCCGGGAATCTGGTCAAAGAACTCGAAGCGGACGGCTTGAAGGTCGTCGAGGTCCCGCAGACGTTCGCGCAGATGTCCGGACCCGCCAAGGAATTCGAGGCGGACGTCCTCGACGGCATGATCGACGCGGGCGGTCATCCGCTCATGACGTGGTGCGTTTCGAATGTTGTGGTACAACGTGACAACAAAGACAACATTTACCCAACGAAAAAGCGGAGTCGCGGTCGCATCGACCCGGTCATTGCCGCGTTGCTCGCGCGCAAACTGACGATGATCGAGCCGGAACGGGAACCGGAATATCAGATGTACTTTTTCGGGGGGCGATCATGAACGACGACCAGTCGTTGCCGAAACGCGGACGTCCGCCCCTGGACGACACGCAACGCACGTTGACGGTCTCCGTCCGGATGACGCCAACCCAGTACGACACGGTCTGTCGGACCGCGGTCCGGACCGGCGTCAGCGTCGCGGAGGTCATTCGTCGCGCGGTTGACCCGAAAGTCAACTGAATTTCGTATGCGTTAAATCCATTGCTGAGCGGACCTCGTCGCATTATCTGGTCCTCCGATGCGACGCGCGTACGCCGTCCTCCACGTCAAAGCCGATACGGAGTCGAGAACGATCAGCGGTATCGCCTCGACGCCTGCCCCCGATCGGCGCGGCGACATCCTCGAACCGCTCGGCGCGTCCTTCCAGAATCCGCTCCCGTTGCTGCTCCATCACGACACGAAACAACCGGTTGGCACCGCAACCCTCTCCGCGACCGCGGACGCGATCACGTTCTCAGCCTCGCTGCCGGAAATCGAGACCGAAGGGACCTTGCGGGACCGTGTCGAGGAAGCGTGGCAGTCGATCGTCGCCGGTCTGATGCGCGGGATTTCGATCGGGTTCCGTCCGGTCGGCGACGCGGGCATGAAGTTTCTCAAAGGCGGCGGGATTCATTTCCTGAAAACGGAAATCGTCGAACTCTCGCTCGTCACGGTTCCGCAGAACGTCAACGCTTCCGTCCTCACGTTGAAGTCGTTGGACGCTCCGCACTTGGCCGCGCTTGGCCTGTCTCCGTCCGGCGATTCGGACCCTGTCGTTGCTGTGCGCGTAACAAAGGACGCGCGACCTATGAAACGAACCATTGCCGAACAGATTCAGGACAACGCGAACACGCGCGCGGCCAAGGTCGCCCGGATGGGTGCGATCATGGAAGGCGCGGGCGAAGCCGGGACGACGTTGAACGAGACGGACCAGACCGAATACGACGGTCTCGTTGCGGAG